TTAACACACATAAAATACAGGTAAATTTGTAAGTACAAGTTTTGAACCGTTATTAAGATCTAAGAAATCTCTTTTTTTACTCAAAAATTCTAAACGTTTTAGAAAAAACTCTAAACTAACTTCGCAGCGTTCGGCCATTTCCTCAGCTGTTATATCTTCTAAAACTAAGTTGCAAATTTCATCTTCACTTATTAAAAATTCAGTTGCCCATTTTAAAGCCGTATTTTCGCTTTTATTATGTTTTAACATATCTTGGTAAGTGTTTATATTGGAGAAGTCTCCAACAGTCGTAAAATGGTGTCCTAGTTCCTCAGCCAATACTTCTGTGAGGGCAATTTTATTATATTTTAAGGTATAATCAATTACGATTACACTGTATCCATCTTTACATGAATATAATCCAAGCTTATTTACAAGTTTTAAATTAGCAAAGAAAAAATCTATATTCTCTGATTCAATTAAATCGAATAATTTACTAAGTTTGTTCATAATATCCCCTTCTTCTATAGAATGTATGTTCGGAAAAATATAAAAATAAAACATACGTTCGATTATATGCTAGAAAAATTATAGTACAATTAGTGAAAAAGTGCAATAAAAAAGAACAGTTTATTAATACTGTTCTTTTTTATAAAAATTTTTTATTTTAAATATACACTTTACTATTCTTCATCATTTTGCCAAGATAAATGATACATATGAATTATAACTAAGCACAATACGGATAAAGAATGTACGATTAAATATAAATTAATATAAAATAAAAATCTGATATTTATATAACTACTCATTATTTTATAAAATATACAAGAAATAATTAATACAAATTGGATTATAACATTATAATAAGATCTAATTTGTATTAGTTGAAAATAAGAGATTTTTTCATTTGCAAAATTAACTCTATCCAATATTGTTGCTTTTGCTCTAGTTATGTTAGCATTTGATGTAGAAAATAATAAAGTAACAGAACAAACACTAAAAGCTATAAGTAATGCAGCTATTGTTAATATAGAATCATTTATAGAAGATATATTATCTATTGTTATTTTGCAGTCAAAAATATATAACAATATTATAAAAATTAGTGGCAATATAGTAGATTCAAAAAATTCACCTTTTTTTATTGACTTGAAAAAGTCACAGATTATATTAAATGATTTTACGAACATATTTATCACCACCTTTCATTAAAAATTAAACTTCTTCTATATTTTCAGCTATAGTTATATTTAATAGAGTTTCCAAGTACTGCCAACAATCATCTAATAAATTATAAAATTTTTGGAATATGTCATCTGTATCAACGGTATTGGACTCATCCATAAGAATAGATGTATGTTCAGATAATTTCATGCCCTCTGTATCTAATCTTATTTTATTATCATTTAAATTAGTACCTTCAATTATTATTCTATTAACCTTAGAGTTATCAATTCGCCCATTTGTTATAAATTTTTTACAATAAGTTATAACATCTCTTTTGTTTAATTTTAAACCACGGGCAGCCTTAAATATCAATTCAGCTTCATCACGAGAGTTTTGACCTGAAAAATTTCTATCATCGTCTAAAGAATCTTTAAGAATAATTGCTTTTAAAGCATTGACTCCTTTTAAGTTTGCAATACTTTCTATGAAATTACGACTAACAATAGGTTCTAAATTGAGTCTAAAATCATTCCTTTTTATATCTTCATTAATATATTCAGGAGATATTAAAAAAGTTTGTTTTATGTAATTATTAATTGTTTTTTCTAAAAAAGTAATTGTGATAGAATCTGAAATTTTTTCAAAAACTAATAATGCGATATTACTTTCTGGTAAAAATCGTATTAATAGATGTTGCTTTTCTAAATCTCCTTCATTTAAATCTTTTCTACCAATAATAGTTTTATCAGACACATTAACTATAGAAACTTTTTTATTAAATTTAGTAAATGACATTTTGACTTTTAAAGAATCATACTCTGATGACTCAGATTTAGCTAACTCTACCCAACATTTTTTATTTCTATTTACTGAATATCCATTAGACATAGTGCTGGTAGAATATTCTTTAAAAAAAGTTTCTAGTGCATCTTGAAGAAATATATGTTTATCATAAACTTCATGTGTGTTGGTACTTAATTCAATTCTATAGACTTCTATTCTTCTTTGTATAGTATTATTATCCATTATTATCCTCCTAAAAATCAATTATTTTTCGAACATATATTTGTTTTTTTTGCTACAATATGACTAAATTTAATTATAAAAAAATACGTTTTTAAAATTTAATTATTCTCATAAAAAAGCACATAGACAGTTTAAGATCTTATTCTCTTAAATGTCTATGTACTCGTGTGTCAATGGATTTTAGTATTATAAATTGTATTATTTATATATATCTAGTGCTGATAAAAATATATCTTGTATTTCTTTTAAATCCTCCATTTCATCAAAGTCAAAGCTTATAGAACCATATTCCTTATTAGCAACTTTAATTTGATGTGGAATTTTATTAAGATAAATATCGCATATAAAATGATTAGGATATAAACATATATTAAGATGGTCATTAATATTTATAGAACTTATTTTATAAGGGTCTACTTTATCTTTTAACAAATCTCTAATAAAATTTAAATATTTAATATCTTCTCTGTATGAACTATTGATATGGCTACTTTCTACAGATGTAATTTTAGAATTAATTTTAGTTTTTAATTTATCTACTTTTTTTAATTGACTGTAGACTCTATTAGAATCAGTTTGACGCAATCTTTGAGTTCTCATTTTTATTAATTGTTTTTCTGTTTTTAAAGTTGTTTCAGAAAGCTTTTTCAAATTTTCTAAGTTTTGATTTTTACTTAATTGATATTCTACTTCGTTTAATCGTCTTGCCAATATATCTATTGTACTTTTATTTAAATCATTTGATAGTTTTGTCATACTCTTAAAAAAATTTTTCTTAGCCATTTTTAACTATCTCCCCTCTTTAGTTAATAAAAAAAGCACATAGATAGTTTAAGATCTTATTGTCTTAAATGTCTATGTGCTAGTTTGTCTGTAGTATTTAATCATTTTTTTTGTTAAGACGAGTGATTAAATCATCTATGTATTGTCTGTCTTCATAATTTAACTTTTCATATCCAGGTGCAGAGTGGAAAGCTAAAGTATCTATTGGTTTTCTTGAAATTGTAAGACCTAATAGATAGTCTACTGATACATCAAAATATTCAGCTAATTTTATTAAAGTTTCATTATTGGGTTCTCTAATACCTTTTTCATATTGAGATAAAGTTGCACTTGTCATTTTTAAAGATTTAGCAAGTTCTACTTGTTTTATATTATTTTCTTCCCTTAAAGACTTTAGTCTTTTAGCAAAGTTCATATACACACCTCTTTATATTAACAATTTGTTTATTTTATTCTAGCATTTTAATCTATATAAAACATAAAAATTAACAAAATGTTAAAAAATATATTGACTTTAACAATATGTTAAAATACAATTAAAGTATAGAAAGGAGGCGAGCATAGATGAATAAATTAAAAATGATAAGAGAAAGTAAAAATATTTCTCAAAAACAGCTCGCAGAAAAAATAGGTATAACTCCTCAAAGATACAATCAGTATGAGCGAGCACGTAGACAATTGCCAATTGATATTGCAATAAAAATATCAAAAGAATTAGATGTATCATTGGATTCTATATTTTTAGAAAATAATTTAACAGATTGTTAAACCCTAATTAAATTGTAGTTAAAAATATATCTAAAATGGAACCTAAATACTAATTGGTTATAAGCGGAAATGAACTAAAAATTAAGGGGTTAAAACTGAAAAGGGGGATTTGAATGGAAAATACACTTATATTTGAACTTCATGGAGCTGATGAAGATACAAGTAACTGGGATGAATGTGATTTAGAGTATCTTGAATATGACATAATAGACTTCGATAAATTTATAGACAAGCTAGATGCAAAGTATGGAGATTACATGAACCATATAAATGATTATAGATACACAATAAAGCTAAATAGAAATCAAGAAAAAGAACTTATTGAAGAGTTTGAAAAAATGGACCATAAAATGGAACAGTGTTTTATAAGTTATGAATCTATAGATGGGGTGTAAAAATGTTAGATACTAAATTTGAACTAAGAATGGTAGATGTAAAAATAAAGTGTTTAATAGATGAAATAGATATGGATATAGATTTTTCAAGAAATCGCTTAGAAATGAGAGAAAAAGATTTAAAAGAAGCTGAAGAAGAATATGAACAAGGAAGAATAAAAGGCGAACTAAGACATTGCGCTTTTTCAAGAAAAATACGTTATGAGTCTTTGGTAAATGAAAGTAACGAAAAGATAAAAGAGTTAGAAAGATATAAAGAAAAATTAACTTTAATAAAATCTGATTTAAAAAAAATAGAAGGTGATATTGATGAGTAAAGTTGCAACGAAAGCTAAAAATAATATCTACTATCAAGCTAGATTACACGCGGCAGAGCATAATAGTATTTTTAAAAATAGAATGAAAACAGCTTTGGAATTAAATATTGACAGAAATAGAATTGAAAATATAGAGCTAGGCAAGATAAATCCATATCAAGAGGAAGTTGTAAAAATGGCTGAGTTTTATAATGCTCCCGAGCTACTAAATCATTTTTGTTGTACTTGTCCTATTGGATGCAGACAGTTTAAGAAAATTGGCAGTTATGATATTTTCAAAAATTCTTTTGGACTTATAGCATCACTTAGAAGTTCAAGTAAAATTCAACAGGAATTAATTGATATTTTAGCAGATGGAATTATTGATGAAGATGAAGAAATTATACTAGAAAATTTGGTTAATGAAATGCAGAGAATTTTAGATAATATACAAGCATTTATACTTGCAAATCAAAAGAGAAAGGAGTAGAAATATGCAAAAACATATACAACATGATTTAGAACTTAAACCAACTTATCCAGTTAAGGACCTATATACAGTAAAGGAAGTATCAGAGATTTTAATAGTAAATGTAAATGTAGTTTATGATCTTATTAAGTCAGGTACATTAAGAGCTTTGAAATTAGGTAGATATAAAATTAGAAGAACAACTCTTTTAGAGTTTTTAGAAAAATATGAAACATACGATATTACAGATATAAATGATATAAAACAATTAGATTATTACACAAAAAAATAAGTGCTGACAAAGCAGCACAAATAAAAATATTCATACCAAAATTATAACATAAATCTACATAAAAGGGGGATTTTTTCCCCTTTTATATAAAATTTTTAGAGGGGGGAATGGTGGTGATTATATGCAAGAATCATCAGACTTAGGTTGGATAAAACTTTATAGATCATTATTGTATTCAGATGTTTTTCAAAATGAAAAAATGCTAAAAGTATTTATTTGGTGCTTATTAAAAAGTGGTCATAAGGATAAACAAATACGTATTGGTAAGAAATTAGTAAATGTAAAGAGAGGACAGTTTGTTTTTGGGAGAGCAAAGGCAGCAGAAGAGCTAGGACTATCTCAGTCTACAGTTTGGAGTTATATGAAAGAGTTAGAAGAAAGAAAAACTATAAAAATTAAGTCTAACAACAAATTTTCTCTTGTAAGCATTGAAAATTGGGCATCTTACCAAGTTGATGAAGAAATATATAACAACAAAATAACAACAAAAAGACAACAAAATAACAACAAAGCAACAACAAATGAACAACAAAAAGACACAAACAAGAATGTAAAGAATGTAAAGAATATATATGCGCAAAAAATTGATGATTTGTGGCTATTATATCCAAATAAAAAAGGCAAAAAAACAGCTTATAAAAAAATAGAGTCACTTTTAGGTGAATATAGCTTTGAAGAATTAAAAAGATGTGTTCAAAGATATTCAAGAGAAATCCAAGGAGTTGAGAAACAATTCATAAAGCATGGTAGTACATTCTTTACTAGTGGTTATATTGACTACTTAGATGCAAATTATGAAGAATCACATATATCTCATTCGTCAAGTTGGATGGATAATATAGAATCGCTATAAGGTGGTGAAATTTATGGATAATAAAAAATTAATTTCTCAAGATCTAGAAAGTACAGTGCTTGGTTGTATGCTGTTAGACAGTAACTGTTTTGAAGTTTCAAAAGAGTTAAACTTGAAGTCAAGTGATTTTTATTTCACTAATACCAAACTTGTTTATGAAAGTATGAAACTTTTAGATGGTAAAAACTCAAAGATAGATCTGCTTACTGTTTCAGAATGTTTAAAGGAAATGGATAGGCTAGAGGGTGCAGGAGGTGTAGTATTTTTAAGTAGTTTATTAACTATTGTACCAACTACATCGCACATAGGAGAATATATTAAGCAGCTTAAACTACTATCAAATAAAAGGTGTATTCTAAATGAGATGAGTAGAATAGCAGCTAATATTGAAAAGTTATCGTTACAGGAGTTAGAAGATGAAGCTGAACATTTAAAAGATTTAGCATGTGATACTAGTAGATTTGATAGTAAGTTTACATGCGCCAATCAAGTTGATGAGGTTAAAGAAGTAAAGAGCTTATCTACTGGCTTTAATAAGCTTGATAAGGCTTTACATGGGTTAGAGTATGGAACATTGACAGTTTTAACAGGGGAGCCATCTACAGGAAAATCAACAATACTTAATCAAATTATTGCTAATACTTTGGCTAACAATCAATCTGTATTTTTATATTCTGGGGAGCTCCCACAGAGAAAAATTTTAGCCTGGTTTAAGAGAACTGTAGCAAATTCAGAGGATATAAAAGAATATACAGATGAGTATGGATGCACGAAATATGGTCTTGATGTATATGCATCACAGCTCATAAAAGAATGGAGTAGAGGCCTATTTATATTCAATGATGATGAGAAACCTTCTGAGAATAATTTAATTAATACAATTAAATATTTGCACAAGGAGAAAGGAGTTAAATTAATTATTTTAGATAATTTAATGACAATGATTACAGATGATCCTACAACTGATGAATATAAAAAACAAAAATATTTAGCAAACAATTTAAAGAAAATAGCTAAGAAATATGAACTTGTAATTATATTAGTTGCTCATGCAAATAAAAAAAGTGCTGATAATAGAGTTCCAAATATGTATGATGTTTCAGGAGCTAGTGAAACTGTAAATCTAGCAGATTATGTTTTAAAAACTGTTAGAGAGATAAGACGTGATGAGGATACACAACAAATCATTTCAGAAAAAAGTTGTATTTGGATTGCTAAAAATAGAATAGAGGGAATTCAAAATATTCCTATGAATGTATTCTTTGATAAAGTTAGAAAAAGATTTTATACAGATGGGTCAGAACTTATAAGAGATTATGGATATAAATCAAAATTTACTCAAGTTGAATTTGTAGGAAATGAACCATTTTAGAAAGTCATAAAAGAAAGGGGAAAAATAAAATGAATGAGGTTATATTAATTGGAAGATTGACACATGATCCAGATTTAAGATTTTTACAAACAGGTACAGCAATAACTAGATTTAGTATTGCTGTAGATAGAAGTTACAAGAAGAATGGTAATGTTGTAACTGATTTTATACCTATAGAAGTATGGGGAAAGGTTGCAGAATTTTGTGCAAACTATTTAAACAAGGGAAGATTAGTTGCTATAAATGGAAGTTTACATCTTGATAGGGTTGATGGTGAAAATGGATATACAGTTTATTCAAAAGTTGTTGCAAAGACTGTAAAGGCTTTGGACTACAGAAAGAATGATACAGATAATGCAGCCGTAGGTCAAGTAGGTGATGCAGTAGGATTTAAAGCATTAGATGATGAAGAAATTCCATTCTAAGGGGGGATGGTAAATGCTTAAATTTAGAATAACTTACTATAACAAAGATGAACTGAAAAAAGCAATTAAAGCTTTAGGTAAGAATTTTATAATCTTAGGAACTTCAAAGTCTTATAGTTGCAGAAATAGTAATGCTAAAAATATTTATTTGGAAGTAAAATTGAAAAAATAAAAAAGGAACTATGTTTGCAGCATAGTTCCCTTGACTAAAGAGAAATCTTTAATCATAACCTATTTATCTTTATTATATCATTTCTCTTTAGTTTAAAAAATAGAAAATTAATACTAGGGGGAATTTTTATGGAAGAATCTAAAGAGTTGTTACAAGAAGAAAAAAGCAACTTATTTTCGATTTTTATACGAATGATGTATAGAGGTATATGTTTTTTTATTAAGTTTAGTGTTTATTTATGTTTAAGTTTTATACAAATGATTATAGATATAGTATATAAATTAATGGATTTTGAAAATTGGAATTTTTTAAATAAAAGAGAAGATGCTAAACAACAAAGACTACTAGAGGTAGAAGTTGATGAAAATAGTACAAGACATGAGTATATTGTTAAAAGAAGCAAAGAATATGATGAAAGATACAAAGAAATATCTAATTTGTTACATAGTGATGATGATAAAGAAATTGTAATAAACAGTGTGATTTCCAATGATATATTAGCAAAGATAGACATAATCGTTTATGAATCTGAAAAAAATGCACTTAGACAAGGATATAAGTTTGCAAAAGAAACAAAGTGCATGCTTGATGATGAATCTGTGTATAAGGATTATATTCAAAGTCGTGTTATGAGAGGTGAATAATATGACAGTGGTAGATTCTAATTTAAAAAGCATTTTGAAAGAGGGAGAGGTAGCTAAATATATTGATGGGTTTGATAATAAATATGCAGTTACAAACATTGGCAGAGTATTTAGTGCTAAACGTAAACTGATATATAAAACACTTAAAGGAGAAGAATATATTGCTACTATTTATCGAGAATTAAAGCAATTTTATGTCAGAGGTTATAAGTCAGTTTGTTTATCAAAGGTTGATATTTATGGAATTAATAAAAAGAAAAATTATTATATCCATGAACTTGTTTTTCTAAGTTTTTATGGATATTACAACAAGGGGTTCTTTAAGATTATACATATTAATCATCAAAAAGAAGATAATAGACTTGAAAATTTAAAGTTGGATTTCAGAAAAAAAGATGAACAATTCATTGAAAAATATAAAAAACAGCAAAGGATATTAGAACATCTAAAGGACTACTCTATCGCTGAATAATTAACTCAGGAGCACTACTCTATTGGCTAGCCACTCTCGGAAAGTGTATAGTAAAAAATTAAAACTATGAGAGTGGCTTAGACATTATAATTTCAACAGTAAGAGAGGTGCGAGAGTGTATAGTATCTTAAAGTGTATAGTAAAAAATAAGGGGGAATATATATGGCAGCAACTCATAACAAAGGGAAAGCAACAGAAGCAGAAATAAAAGAAATTGTTGATTTAAAAGAAAATGGATATACAATAGAGGCTATTGCAACCAAGGTGAATAGATCTAAAAGCTTTATAAGAAAAAAATTAAAATCAGAAGGTATAACTCTAAGTAGATATATTAAACCAGAAGACTTAATTGGTAAAAGATTCGGTAAATTGGTTGTATTACAATATGTAGGAACAAATGATAAGGGGAAATACCATTATTACAAATGTAAATGTGATTGTGGAGTTGAAAAAATAATTAATAGAAATAGTTTAGTTTCAGGATTTATTAGAAGTTGTGGGTGTGTATCAAAAGCAAGAAGAAGTAGAACACATGATGTATTAGGAGTATTTATAGAAGAAGAAGGTGATAAGATAAGAGATTTAAGAAATAGCTTAGAAAATGATGTAAAGATGTTTAAACTTAATGCAAAAGAGTTAGAGGAATATCTTAAAAAACTACCAACAAAAGAAGTTCAAAGACGAAAATCTAAGGAATAAAGGGGGATAATGAAATGATTAAATATATATGTGATAAATGTGGAGCAGAAATAAACTCAGTAGACACGTTTCCTTTTCCTATTTTGGATACAAGTTGCTATGAATTTAAAGAAGAACTAGACAAGCTAAAAGAAGAAACAGAAGAGTTATTGGAAGCTATAGACATCTATAGAGAGAATAATGATGAAGAAATTGCTTTAATTGCAAGAGATGGTGTAATAGAGGAAAGTTATGATGTAATACAAGTGATTATAAATATTTTATATAGATTACAATTGCTTGAATTGATGTCAAATGGATTAGAAAAACATATAGAGAAATTAAATGATAGGGGTTGGGAGTTTAAAAATAAAGAACAATAAGATTCAAGATATCATGAGTAATTCAAGGGGGTTGAAATGATACTAAGTAGATTAGATGAATTAATAAAATTAGCTAAAAATTACACAGAAAATGGATACAAACCTATGGATGCTATAAAATTAGCTGAAAGAGCGCTAGAAAATAAAGAAAGAGAAACAAAATTAGAAGAGTTGGAGGAAAATAATGAAATACAAAAGAGAAAAAGATAAACATGAATTAGAGATTATATCTGCTTTAGAAATTATAAAAAGAGAAGAATGTAGTGGTTGCTCAGTAAAAGAAAATATGAATAATAAAACATTGGGAAGTTGCCCAGCATATGATATACCAAGCGAATGGGAAATAGATGAATAATATATAAAAAAAGGAATGTTGTCACACTCCTATGAAAAAATTGCTAAAATTTGTTGTTTACTAATATTATATAGGAGTGTGAGTTATTTGGCAAAGGATAAATTGTTTTTAGAAGCTGAAAAAAAATTAGATAAGTATAGAGAATATTTAATAGTGATTGAAAATTTGACAATTTTAATACAGGCTAAACTTGATTTATATTCAACAAAGGGACTTCCAGGGGAACGAGCAATTTGTTATGATTCTATAAGAGTAAGTAAAACAAACTCATCTCCTATTGAAGAATGGTTATTGAACAATGATAAGGAATATGATGTATTAATAACTAGAAAATCTAAGTTAGTTAAAGAAGTTAATTTAATGAAAAATACACTTAAAATATTAAATTCAAAAGAGTTAAAAGTTATAGAGGATAGATATGTTGACCGAATGTCCTGGAATGAAATAGCTCGTCATGTAAAATATTCTGAAAGTCACTGTAAGAAATTAAGAAATAATGCTATAGATAAAATAAAGAATATAATATAGGATAATACTTTTATAATACGAAAATGATACTTTTATAATACTTTTTTGATACTCTAGTGATACGAAATTTGTGTTACTATTTAATCATAGGATTTTTATAAATTTCCGTATTAATATTTCTATTTTGTTCGGGGCTAGAGTGGGGTGGTATCCCTTTAGCAAAAGAAAAAGCTAGTTTATAGAAGCTAGCTTTTTTTATGTGTAAAAGTATAGGATGATGAAATGAAAAAGAAATGGAGAGAGATTGATGAAGTTGTAAAAATGGTCCATGAACTACCACAGAAATTAAAGCAATACGATAAGATCATGAAGGAAAAACCTAATTTTGATAAGAGCAAACAAAAAGGGGGAACAAAAGTTATGAAGGTAAAAAAGCCGCAAGACCGATAAAAGATGTTCAATCAATATATGATATGCAAGATTATCTTAGGGCAAAGAATGAAAGAGATTATGTATTGTTTGTTTTAGGAATAACTACTGGATATAGAGCAGGAGATTTAGTAACTTTAAAAGTTAGAGATGTTAAACAAGCAATACTTCAAGGTAGATTTATAATTTTAGAAGGTAAAAAGAAAAATACTAAAAATATAAGAGCTAAAAATAGAAAGGCGAGAGAAGCTGAAATACTTCCAGAACTTGAAAAAGTTTTAATGAAGTATATTAAGTATAAAGAGGACTATGAATATATGTTCCCTTCTAGAAAGGGAAATCATATTACAGTGGATAGAGTTACTAAGATACTTAAAGAAGCTGCAAGCTTTTTTAGTTTAGAAGATATAACTGCACATAGCATGAGAAAAACATATGCATACACTGTTTATGTAGAAAGTGGTTACGATATTCTTGCAGTAAAAGAAATGCTAGGTCATTCTAGTGTAGAAGAAACAAAATTATATTTAGGTTTAGACAGGGAACTATATCACCAATACAGTCAAAGTTTAAGAAGGCTTGTTAGGTGATATTTTTTTATTCGACAAACTAATACCGTAAAAATTAACCTATCGGTATTCGATAGTATTTTTTACTGTGCATATATAGAAAGAAAATGAAAAAATGAATGTTGTATTCTCTAAGTAAATACGGTATTCAAGGAAGGAAAAGGTGTAATTTTATGAGCAAATATGAAACTCATATAGAGCCAAATTTTGATTTAATTAAAAAAATGATTGAAGATGGCGCTACAGAAAAGCACTGTGCCGAAACTCTCAGGCGTTGCATATTCAACGTTTCGTGAGTACAAGAAGAAATATTCGGCGTTTTCGGCACTTATAAAATCATGTAAAAGGAATGTAGTCCAGGATGTAAGAGCTGCACTTGTGAAGAAGGCTAAGGGGTTTGAATATGTAGAAACAAAGAAGACCTATATGAAAGTTGACCTTCCTGTTAAGACTTTACTTGCTTTAAGGAGACTAGGTTATACAGAGGAGGAGATAGATGCGGTAATGACAATTAAAGAAGAAGTATCCAACAAGGTTGCTTTACCAGATACTAATGCAGCTAACTTGGTACTTAAAAACTATGATAAGCATCAATGGGCAAATGATCCTCAAATGCTTGAGATTAAAAAGAAAGAGTTGAAGCTTAAAGAGAAAGTAGTAGAAGCTAATAACTGGTAGGTGATTAAATGTTTACATTAGATAATTTCTATCAAAGTAAAGAGTGGGTATCATTTGTTAATAAGCTTAAAGTTAGTAGAGTAAATGAGGAAGGTTTTATTATATGTGGACATTGTAATAAAGCTATAGTTAGTAAGTATGACTGTATTGGTCATCATATAACTCATTTAACTAATGATAATATCAATGACTATAACATCAGTTTGAATCCTGATAATGTAATGTTAGTTCACCATAAATGTCATAACCAAATACATAATAGATTTAATGGTTATAAGAAGAAACAAGTATTCTTGGTATATGGTGCACCTTGTAGTGGAAAGAGTACATGGGTTAATAAGCATGCTGGTAGAAATGATTTAATAGTTGATATAGACAAGATATATCAGTGTATATCTATAAACAAAGAATATATTAAACCTAACTCAATTAAGAATAATGTATTTCAAATTAGGGATTGTATTATTGATATGGTCAAGACACGTTATGGATTTTGGTAGAATGCTTATATTATAGGTGGATATCCATTTAGAGGTGATAGAGAGAGACTTCAACGTGATACTGGAGCTGTACTTGTGCATATAAAATCAACGAAAGAAGAATGTATTAGCAGGGCAAAGAACAGACCAAAAGAATGGATTGATTATATTGAAAATTATTTTGAAAAATTTCAAGAATAATCCCCCCACATTCAAAAAATTTTGAGCTGTAGGACAACTGTAATTGAGGTCTTAACTTTTTCTCCACACGATTTTTTGAGATTTTTCGAAAATTTTGGCTGGAATTTTAAAAATAAAAGGGAAGTAAAGTGATTTTATGGATAGAAGGGAAGAGTTAGAAAATTATTTAAAAGAAAATCTAAAAGAAAATAGTGAAGTGTTTCTTCCTATAGTTGATGGGATTGTTTTTTTAGAGGAACAACTTGATATTTTACGAGGATATCCATTTTTAAAGGTAAATCCTAATAATCCAACAATGCAAAAAACAACAGCTGCAGCTAAACAGTATAAGGAATTAAGTCAAACATATTTAAATACTATTAAGGTCATTATATCTTGCACAAATAATAATGGAGGAGGAGAATATAGTCCTCTACGAGCATATATTAGAAAGTTGAATAAGTCTTATGAATAATGAATTTTTTTTAACTCAGTATAGAGAGGAAATAAGAAAAGGAAATATTGTAGTTGGACAGCAACTTCTTATGGAACTTGATAACCTTATGGAGGATTTAAATAATCCTAGATATTATTATGACCCTACAGAAGCCTATAGAAGAATTCATTTTATGGAAAACTGTATTAGGCTTACTAAATCGCCTTTTTATAATAAACCTATGAAATTGATGCTGTGGCAAAAAGCATGGATTGAAGCATTTTACAGTTTTAAAATGAGTGAGACAGGATTTGATAGATTTAAAAAAACAGTACTTGAAATAGCTAGAAAAAATACAAAGAGTGAAACCTCATCTGGTTTAGGTTTAACAGAATTAATATTAGGTCCAGGTGGAGCTGATATAGTTTGTAGTTCAAATGATGATCCTCAAGCAGATATACTTTATCAAGCTATAAATACAATGAGATTATTAATAGATCCATTAGAGTTAGATACTAAAAAAGCTAAAACACATATTGAAAATAAAGTAAATAGGTCTAAAGTATTTAAATTATCAGATAGAACTCGAAATAAAGAAGGTAGAAACATAGACTTTGCTATAGTTGATGAGGCTCATGAGATGAAAACAAATGTTATTTTTAAATCAATTGAGCAGTCACAGTCATTAAAGGATAACCCTAAATTAATTATTATATCTACAGAAGGATTTGTTAATGATGGATTTTTAGATAATGAACTAAAAAGTTGTCAAAAAATAATAACTAAAGAAGATACAGGGCCAATGGCAGAGATAACTCTACCTTGGCTATATACACAAGATTCAGAACTGGAAGTTTGGCAAGATGAAAGCAGTTGGCCTAAATCTAATCCGACTTTAGGGGTTATAAAAAAATGGAGTTATCTTAGGGAGCAAATAGATGCTGCTCAAAAGTCAAAAGCAGATAGAATATTTGTTTTAAGTAAAGATTTTAACATTAAACAGTCAAGTCAAGAAGCTTGGTTGTTTCAAGATGACTATGAGTATGAAGCAGTTTATGATTTAGAGGATTTTAGAGGGAGTTTATGCTTAGGAGCAGTAGATTTGGCAGAAACAACAGACCTTGTCAATGCTAAAATTTTAATGCTTAATCCAAATGATCCAAAAGATAAAACAAAGTATGTTCATACTATGTATTTTATACCGGAGTCAAAATTAGATGATAAAAATAATGATAAAAATGCTGGGGCTAAATATGCAGAATGGGCTAAACAAGGACTTATAACAATTTGTGAAGGGAATGATGTTGATTTAACTATAGTTGCAGATTGGTTTTATAAAATATTCAAAGAATATGGGATTAAACTTGTTAAATGTGGATATGATGTAAAGTTTTCAAAAGAATTTTTAAACCGTATGGAGCTGTATGGATTTGAATGTGAATTAATTTTACAAAATGCTACGACTCTTAATGCTGCTATGAGATTAGTAGAGGCTGATTTTAAAAGTAGATTAATAAATTATAATCAAAATGCAGTAGATAGATGGAATTTATCTAATGCAGGGATTGAAGTTGATAATAAGTGCCAATGTATGTGTGTAAAAATGGAGATTGAAAAGCGTATTGATGGAGCTGTATGCTTAATTATTTTATATGAAACATTTAGGCGTTTTAGAGAAATTTTGAGAAAGAGGGGGTGAAAAAGATTGTACTAATAGACCTATTAAAGAAATTTACGAATAAAAAAAACAGTTATAAGTATCTTCCGATGTTAAATGGTTATACACCTATTTTTAGTCAGTTTGGTAATGATATATATGCATCTGATGTTGTGCAACAAGCAATTGTATGTATTGTAGATGAAATGAAAAAATTACAGTTAGTGCACGAAAGGACAATAGGTAGTGATTTAACAACGGTTGATAATTTTCTACAACCTGTATTAGACAATCCGAATCCAATAATGACACAGAGTGAATTTATAGAAAAATTCATGTGGTTATTGCTGCTTAATTATAATAGTTTTATATTTCCAGTTTGGGAAGGTGGAAAAGTGAAACAACTTTGGCCATTAAAACCAAAAACAGTTACTTTTCTTGAAGATCTAGCAAATGAGATTTTTATAAAATTTGAATTTAGTAATGGATATGAAACAATATTAAGATATAGTGATGTAATTCACATAAGATTAAATTACTCTGTAAATGATTATATGGGTGGCGATGAATTAGGACAGCCTAATCACTCAGGGTTATTAAAAACATTACAAATAAATAATGTCTTACTTGAAAATGTTGCAAAGTCATTAGAGGCAAGTTATTCAGTTAATGGTGTTTTTAAATATAATACATTGATGGATGATGGAACTATTGAAAATAATATAAAAAAGTTAGAAAAACAAATAAATAACAGTGCATCAGGATTTATAGGACTTGATTTAAAGGGAGAATACATTCCAATTCAAAGAAATTTAAAAGTAATTGATAAAGATACACTAGAATTTATTGACAGTAAAATTTTAAGGAATTGGGGTGTCAGTATTGCAATTTTATCTGGAGATTATAAAAAGGAACAATACGAAGCTTTTTACCAGAAAGTCTTAGAGCCTAAAATAATTCAAATAGGACAGTCTTTTACTAAGGTTCTTTTTACAGAAAAACAAAAAAGTTTTGGTAATAGAATATCATGTTATCCAGAAGACTTAATTTTTTTAAATACTACACAAAAGCTTGAATTAATTAGACTTTTAGGAGATTCAGGTGGATTATATGAAAATGAAAAACGTAAGATTATGGGACTGAGACCACTTCCAGAGTTACAGGGAGTAAGAAAGCAGTCCTTAAATTATGTAGATGTTGATATTGCAGGCAAATATCAAGTTGGAGATTATTCTCAAGGAGGTGAAGGAGATGGTATCTAAGGGACTTGATTTAAGAAGTTATAATTGTGAAGTTAGAGCTGAAACAGATGAATCAGAAGGAGCTGTTATAGTAGGAAGACCTATTGTTTATGATTCTAAAACTGACTTAGGATATTTTGAAGAGGTTATAGAAAAAGGAGCACTTTCAAAAACAGATTTATCTGATGTACGTTTTTTAGTCAATCATGATACTTCAAAATTGCCTTTGGCAAGATTTAAAAAAGGTGAAAAAAATTCAACTATGAGTCTAAATGTAGATGACAAAGGAATGACAATAAGAGTTAGCCTCGATATAGAAAATAATACTGAGGCAAGAAATTTATATAGTGCGGTTCAGAGAAGAGACATCAGTGGGATGTCTTTTATGTTTGGTGTGGATTCTGAAGAATGGGAAAATCTTGAATCAGATTATCCTACTCGTAGAATCACAAGTATATCTAATGTCGCAGAGGTTAGTGCTGTAACATTCCCAGCATATGAATCTACTGAGATAAACACTAGAAATAAAGAAACTTTGAATAGTGCTAAAAAAACGACAGAAGAAAATCAGAAAAATAAGAAAAGTAATAGTTTGGAACTTGAAAAGCTAAAAGTAAAATATTTATATGAACTATAAGGGGGAAGAAGATGAACGAATTCTTACAAAAAATAATTGATAATAAAACTGAAAAAGTAAAAGAGTTAAGAAAAAAAATAAAGGAATCTCAAGATATTGATGAGGTTAGAGCACTTGGGGATACGCTTCAATCTGTATTAGATGAATTAAATGATGCTAAAGAAAAATTAGCTGAATTAGAAGATGAAGGTGAAGATGGGCAAGAAGGTGAACCTTCAGAAGGAGAAAACAGAGGTAAAGATTTTTCTAAAGAAACTAGAGGAAAATTTAATCCTTTAGCAAGTTACTCACAATCTAATGGTAAAAAAGAAGAAAGAAACACAGATCCATATGATACAGTAGAATATCGTACTGCATTTATGAATTATGTTTGTAGAAATACACCTATACCAAAAGAAGTTATACCAACAGAAATTAGGTTAAAAGCAGTAACAACTACTACTGATGCTGGGGCAGTTATACCAACAAGTATATTAAATGAAATAATAACAGAATTAAAATCTTATGGAAATATATATAACAAAGTAAGAAAATTAAATATACAAGGTGGTGTTCAAGTACCTATATTATCTTTAAAACCTACGGCTTCATGGATAGGAGAAACATCTCCAAGTGATGACCAAAAAATACAAGCAAAAGATAAAATATCATTTAATTACTACGGACTTGAATGTAAAATAGCACAAACATTACTTGTAAATGTTACAACACTTGCTATGTTCCAAGAATTATTTGTTCCATTAGCAGTTGAAGCTATGACAATAGCTTTAGAAAAAGCCGTTATAAATGGAACTGGTTCAGGACAACCAACTGGTATATTAAAAGATTCTAGGGTTCCAAGTAAGAATGTAATAACTTTAACACCAGATGATATAGCAAGCTGGAGTGCATGGAAGAAAAAAGTATTTGCTAAAATGAAAAAGGCTTATAGAAATGGTGAATTCTTTATGGCTCAAGGGACTTTTGATGGATATATAGATGGTATGGTAGATAAACAAGGTCAACCTATAGGTAGAATTAACTATGGTATAGATGGTGGAGAAACATACAGATTCGGTGGAAAAAATGTTGAAACAGTAGAAGAGGATATTATAGCAGCTTATGACGATGCAGGTACTGGTGATGTAATAGCTGTATTTGTAAATTTATCTGACTATGCAATAAATAGTAATCTTGATATGCAAACTGTTAAGTGGATAGACCATGATACGAATGAAATAAAAAATAAATGTATCTTAATTTGTGATGGTAAATTATTAGATCCTAATGGAGTATTAGTAATTAAAAAAGGTGCAGCACCTGCTCAATCTACTGAACAACAAACTCAAAATAGTTAGGATGTGTTAAAAATGAATATTCCAGATAATGTACTTAATAAAGTAAAATCTAATTTAGGTATAACTGGAGAGTTTCAAGATGATACAATAAAAGGATATATTGAAGAAGTTGTATATTTTCTTATAGATGCTGGAGCTAATGAAGAATATGTTATGAGTCCAAAATGTATTGGACTTATAACAAGGGGAGTGTCAGATTTATGGGGCTATGGAGCAGGTGATGCTGCACTTAGCCCTTATTTTATGCAAAGGGCTATCCAAGTTTGTAGCAAAGTAGGTGATATATGATGAAAACTTATAGACCATCATTACCATTTACTTTTCCAGTTAGGCTGTTAGGCCCAACTAAAAAGAGTATCAACGGGGTATTGAAAAAGGACTATATACAAATTGCTATAATAAATGTTAGCTTTAAAACTTTTGGGGGTACGGAAACTGAGAAAAATGGCACTTATAATATAATAGATACAGCACAAATAGAAACATGGTATAGACCAGATATAAAATCTGATTGTATTATTGAAACTATGGATGAGAAAAAATATGAGATACTTGGAGAACCTGAAAATATAAATATGAGAAATCAATTTATAAAGTTTAAGGTCCAAAGGGTGAAAGGTGGTGTTTAGATGAGTGCAAAGATGGAACTTAAATTTACTGGTATGAATGAGTATATAAAAAGACTTGAAAAAATGGATAAAGACTTAAAAAAAGTTACGGAAAATGCATTAAAGGCATCATCGGCTGAGATTACGCCAGGTATTCATAAGGGAATAAGTCCACATAATTTAACTGGTGCTACAGAAGGTTCTATAGTGAATGATAAAAAAGTTGAATGGACTGGAGAGACAGCAGAGATAAAAGTAGGGTTTAGGATTAGTAATGGAGGATTGGCATCAATTTTCCTTATGTACGGAACCCCAACTATAGCTCCAGATACGGCATTGTATGATAGTATTTATGGTTCATCAACTAAGAGTAAAGTTAGAAAAAAACAAAAAGAAGTTTTTGAAAAAGGAATATTAAGAGGATGAGAAAAAAAATAATTAGTCTCTTAGAATCATTTGGATATCCTGTTCATTTGCAGGGTAGCCTTTTATCTATAGATGATTATCCAGATAGTTTTTTTACATTTTGGAATTTTCAAAATAATGGAGATTTATTTTATAACAATGAAACTTATGCATCTGATTTTGGGTATTGGGTTTATTTTTATTCTAATGATCCAGCACTTATAGAAGAAAAAATAAGTGAGGTTAAAAAGCTGTTAAAGAAAAATAGCTTTATAGTTAAAGGACCTATTGATGCAAGGTCTGATATTAAAAGTCATACTGGTAAAATGTTGACTATTTTTTATAAGGAGGTTTAACTATGGATACAGTTTTTGAGTTTAGAGGTGTAGAAGGGTTAGTTTATGCAGAAGTAACAGAAGATAGTGAAGAAAATTATACTACGGGAGAAGTGAAAAGTTTAGCTGCTGTTGCTGAAATCGGAAAGAGTACAGCAACAGATTCATCTGCAAAATACTATGATAATATGGCTATGATAGTTGTAAACTCAGAAGGAACAGATGATTTTACATTGACTACATCAGTATTATCACTTGAAAAGCAAGCTGAGATAATAGGAAAAACATTTGATGCAAATACAGGAGCAATGATAGAAACACCAAGAAAAGTAAAGTATTTTGCCATTGGATATAAAACAAAAGGGACTGATGGAAAGTATAGATATGTTTGGAGACATAAAGGAACGTTCGGTATTCCAGAAGAGACAGTTGCAACAGAAGATGATGGAACTGAAAGTAATAATATGCAAATACCTTTTACAGGAATTTATACAACACATAAATTTGATGTTAATAATGAAAAGACAGGTATAAAAGCGATAGTTTTAGATGAAAGATGTGAGAAAGCTAAATTAGAAGGATTTTTTACTGCAGTAATGACTCCAGAAAACTTACAACCAAAATCTTAGGGGGATAAAAAATGGAATTAAAATTAAATGTATATAAACATGGTGAAGTGGAAAAAACATATCAAACTGATACATGTGATATTTTGTTTGGTACAGTTGATGATATACTAGAGCTAATAGATATAGACAAATTAGATAAAAAAGATAATGAGATAGAAATAGCAAAAATAGTTGTAAAGGCTATTCCGAAACTGAAAGATTTGCTTAAAGATGTATTTATTGGTATAACAGAAGAGGAAATTAAGAGAACAAAATTAAGAGAATTAGTCCCATTATTTATAAATATATTTAAGTTTTCAGTTAATGGAATAATGAGCACTAATGAGGGAAAGTAAACCAAACACAAATAACTACTATTTCTATATACGATATGATATTTGATATAGAAGTTTCTATTTCAGAACGATTTCCATCTCTTAATCCAATCGAAATCAGAAAAACTCGTGCAAGTGAAATTTTCTTGCTTATAAAAAGATTGGGAAGAAAAAATAGAAGAGAAACTAAAAAGAAAAATAAAAAACAAAATATTATAAGAAGACCTGCAGGAGACAATTGGTTCTAGGTCTTCTTTGCTTTTTATAAAAAGAGGGGTGAGAATATGGCAAATAATGAAGAGGTAACTACCAAATTTAAGGTAGATATATCGGAATTTAGATCTGGAATAAAAGAAGCTAATAATACAATTAAACTTGCAAATGCTCAGTTTAAAGCTGCTACATCAGGAATGGATGATTGGAAAAATAGTACGGATGGCATTACGGCAAAGATAGAACAGTTAAATACAGTACTACAGGCACAAAAACAAAAGTTAAGTTCATATCAACAACAATATGAAGCCCTTACAAATGCACAAGAAGAAAATGGGCGAAGGGCAGAAACTTTAAAGCAACAATATAATGAGGCTGTTAATGTTTTTGGGGAAACTTCAACAGAAGCAAGACAATTAGCCTCTGCATTAAATCAAGTTGAGCAAGAACAAGCTAGAAATGAAACTGCGGCTAATAATATGAGAATACAAATTTTAAATCAAGAAGCTGCTGTTGGAAATACAGAAAGGGAAATTAGAAATTATAATTCTTCACTTTCTGAATTAGAAAATGCTTCTTCCCAAGCAGAGGCAGATGTTGAAGATTTAGCTGATGCAGCCCAAGATGCAGGAGATAGTGCAGAACAAGCAGAAAGTGGATTTACTGTATTAAAAGGTGCTTTAGCTGATTTAGTATCGCAAGGTATAAGTGCCGCTATTGATGGATTTAAAGAGCTTATGACTTCTGGAGACCAGGCCATGAATTCATTCCAAGCACAAACTGGCAAAGGAACTACAGAAATGAAGGCTTTTAACGAGCAAATCCAAGAATTATATAAAAATAATTATGGAGAAAGTCTTGAAGATGTAGCTGATGCAATGGCAAAGGTAGCTCAAAATACCAAGGAAACTGACCCAAGTAAAATTAAACAATTGACTCAAGAAGCTTTAACTCTTAGAGATACATTTGGATATGATGTTTCAGAATCCATGAGAGCAGCAAATATGCTTGTAGACCAATTTGGATTAAGTGGAGAAGAAGCATTTAATTTAATTGCACAAGGGGCTCAGAACGGACTGGATAAAAATGATGATTTGTTAGATACAATAAATGAGTATTCAGTGCATTTTGAGCAAGCAGGATATAGTGCAGAAGAGATGTTTGCTATGTTGAAAAATGGAACTGAAGCAGGGACATTTAGCGTAGATAAGTTGGGAGATGCTTTTAAAGAGTTTGGAATAAGAATGAAAGACGGTACCGCAGACGATGCAATAAAAAAATTAGGTCTTAGCGTTGATGATACAACAGCAAAATTTGCAAAAGGTGGAGATAGTGCAAAACAAGCTACAAGTGAAGTTATAAAAAAATTATTTGAATTGCAAGATCCTCTTAAACAAAATACACTAGGGACAGAACTTTTCGGAACAATGTGGGAAGACCTTGGAGCTGATGGAGTAAAAGCTTTAATGAATATTAATGGAGAATTTGATGCTACAGCAGATACCATGGGAGAGATTAATGAAATTAAATACAATGATGTAGGGTCACAATTATCTGAACTTGGTAGAACAGTTCAGATTGAATTATTACAGCCACTTGTATCTGAAATTATTCCACCAGTAAAAGAATTTGTTGGATGGTTGATTTCTAACTCATCAACAGTATGTGCTGCAATTGGAGGAATAGGAGCTGCACTTGCGACCATGGCAGTAGCCAATGTTATTATGGGTTTAGTACAGGCATTTCAAGCTTATAAAGCGGTTACAGAAGGCGCAACCATAGCTCAATGGGCATTGAATGCAGCAATGATGGCAAATCCAATTGGAATTATAATTGCACTCATAGTCGGATTAGTTGCAGCAATTGTTATACTCTGGAATAAAAA